AGAACATATTTGTTGTAATGTATAAGTTCCAGCCGTCAATGTTCCAGCTCTTTCAATCTCATAACGAATTGGAAGATTGGCTGTTTGCATATAAACAGTTGTTAAATTGTTAGCATTATTAAAAGTATGTGCTGTAATTAATTGACCATTAATAACAAATCCAACTCTAACAGATCCAACACCTAACCATTCAATATCTATAAATAATATATTTGACGTTGCTGCATCTAATGTAAATCCACTAAGACCTGTTCCATTTAACTTATCACCATTCCAACTAGATTGTGATATTTCAGTATCAACTGCGGCACCTGATGTATAAGTACGTCTTACTATTTTAAGTGTTGTTCCATCTGCTGTAAAAAATATTCCATTATTAGCATCAAATAATCCAACCTTTTGTTTTAAGTTTGCAGTCAAAGTATTCATTACAAATGTATTAAAAATAAGCAATGACTTACCAGGTTGATAAGACATAACTCTTTTAGATTGTCTTATTGTTTTAGATCCCGCTGCCTCCGTTACATTTAAATTAACTGTAGATTTATTAGCTGTATAAGTAACACTTCCACCATTTGCAGTTGATGGATCAAATAAATTATTCTGTGACATTATATTCTTACTGTCAAAGATCGTAAGAGGGTTTGATACTCTTAATCTTCCGAATGCATCAACATTATTACCACCGATTGTAATTAACTGACCATTACCAACATTTATATTTTCACAACTCATTAGCAGCCAAACCTCATGTTAAACCAAGTAAATCTTTGAAGATCTTGTTTTAATTCTTCTTGAAAAGAAAAGTTTAATTGATCTTTTAATGTCTCTAATGCTTGTAGAATTTGTCTTTGATTCTCAGGAGAATATTGTTGACTTGGTTCTGGTATGTATGTTGTAATTTTTGCCATTATCTTCTTCCATCAGGTTGAATGTCTACTCTAAATAATCCATATCTCCAGTTTTCATCTGTTGAATCATTTTCTACTTTAATACTCATTAATCTATTTCTTGCTCTAGTATCTATCTTAGTTGTAGATGAATTTACAGTGTAAGGTCCAAGCATCTGACTATTTTGTGTTTGAGATGGATAATCTCTTAACAATAATGTTACCTTAGCATTTCCTGTAAGTATTTTAAAATCAGGTATGAATCTATTTATCTTCATTAAAAACTGACCATCTCCTTCTATATCTAAATCAAAATCTCCAGATTCAATATATGCAGGAATAGCTGTTTTAACTCCAAGTGCACTTACTTCATTAACACCGGTCTCATGTTCATAATATTCTGAAGATCCATATGTATTAGTTACTCCATTAATAGTTGGAAAGGTTGGAGTTCCAGTTGATAAATATTTAGTAGCATATGGTTTATCATAAGTTTGAGCATCTGAATAAGTTGTTCTAGAAAGTGACATTGTAGTCCAAGTATTTTCAACGAAGTTATAAACTACAGATCTATTTATTTGAGATTCTCCGGCACTTGGATAAAACCAAACTACTTCATTATATAAACTATTGTGAGAACCGTAGACAATATCTGAAGCATTGTAATTTATACCTAAATTATCTCCGCCTGTTGTAAATACAAAATCTTCAACTAATGATGGTAGTTGTTTAACAGTACCATCATAAACAAAAAATCCTCCACCAAAACCCATCCAGAATACAGCACCTTGTGCAAAGACTATTGAATGCTGACCAATACATCCGCAGTTTGTACCCACCTGTCTAATCGAAAATACAAAAGGAGGTCCAACAAATTGCATTACATAAGCTGCTTGATCTGTTAAAATGAATATGTAATCCTTACCTTGTACAGCTCCGACAATAAAATTTCCTGTATCTAATCTAAATGTACCTGCTGTATTTGTTGCTGTTGGTGCCCAAGTATTAAAGTCTTCTTGGTTTGAAAATCTTATAAACATTGGATCTTGAGTTGCTGTATTTCCAATTGTTGTTTCTGTTCCAAGTGCGATTAAATGTCTATCTCGATCAGATACAATAGTCATTGTGGAAGCTGTCGGGCAACCACTAATAACGGTTGCTCTAACAGTTAATGGATTAGCGGTAGCAGGGTTCCAAGAAAATGTTTTACCATTTTTAATTGTCGCAATTAATATTTGTCCAAAATTATCAAATGACCAGTTACCTGGTGATAATACTACAGCAGCTGAAGTGCTTGCTACACCCCAAGCAACTGTACCCCAAGTAGAAGTTCCCCATCCATAACCATAAGTTTGAGATGTAGGTCCAATAGTAACATATGGAGCAAAGGATAAAGTTCCAGCCGTTGTAACACCTGTTCCAGTTTCAGCTGTTGGCATTGTAAGTGTGAATGTACTAGTAGATGGAACTGTTCTTACTTCAAAAATATTATTTGTAAAACTTGTTGATGTATAACTTGTTGTAGTTGGTCCTGGCGTTGTTGCTGCTGTAAATTTAATATAATCACCGACTGCAAGTCCATGACTTGATTTAGTAATAGTAACTGTTGTAGAAGATGTTGTTGATGAATAAGTAGCACTAGTTAATGTTGTATCAAGTGGAGTAATATCATAATATGCGCCTTCAAAATAAATAACTAATAATTTATTAGTCCCTATTGCTGCATATTTATTTCCCTCTAAATCTGTCCAAGTATGTTGCGCTCTTGCAACTCCTGCTAGTTCTTTATCTAAAATCTCTTGCCATCCACCTATTTTTTCTGGATATCCATAACGAAATCTTACAAAATCACCATCAATCCACTGACCTTCAGCGGCAGTTGCGGTATCTTGTTTATTAAATCCAGCTTTAAGTGGTATCTTCTTTAATGGCATACTTGAACTATATACGCCTTTTTGCTATTATACAACGCAGAAATTAAAAGGATAAAGATAATATGTCAATCAATTTACCACTAAAAGTAGACAATCTATTTTGTACTCCAGTCTATAGTTTATTAATGCCAACCTTCTTAAATGAAGTAAATAAAATATCAGATAGATATATTGAAGAAGCTAGAAATAATAATCAAAAAATTATAGATGAGAGAAATAAATTTTTAGGAAAAGATTTAAAAGACTTTGCCGTGGTCCATCATTCTGCATTTATGGGTAATGATCCAGAACTAAAAGAATTTAAAGCATTTATAAAAGATACTTCTTATACAATTTTATCAGATCAAGGTTATGATTTATCAGGACACAAACTTTATTTTAAAGATTTATGGGTGCAAGAATTTCCTAAAGCTGGTGGTGGTGAGCATTGGCCACATATACACGAGAGTAGTCATATATCAGGATTCTATTTTTTAAAATGTTCGCCTAAAACATCTATGCCCGTGTTCCATGATCCAAGACCCGCTAAGTGGATAACCGAACTGCCCATGAAACAAGAATCAGTGCAGTATGCTTATAATCGTTTTTCATATCCCGTGCTTCCTGGAACATTTGTATTTTTTAATTCTTATTTAACACATCAATATGCATTGGATGCTGGAATAGATCCTTTTAGATTTGTTCATTTTAATATTCAATGTTTTAGACCTTATGAGGAAAACGTATGATAACTCTAGATGAAATAAAACAAGAAGAGAATTTTTCACATAGTATGGTTGTCACTTACCCAAGGACAATTCAAATATCACACGGTGTTTATGATAACGTTGTTGATATGATGAATATGTGTACAATGATTGCACAAAATTTAGATACAACAGAACTTACAAATGTTTATGGTGGTAAAACTCCATGGGGATTTTTTAATGATAAACCAGAATTTACAAGATTTATAGATTACGTTGTAAATAAACATCAAACTTCAAATCCATTTTTTAATAAACAAAATTGGTATAATAAAAATATATCTTTTGATTCTTGGGGTAATGAAATCAAAAAAGGAGATAGTGTTGCAATGCATACTCATAAAGATTATCATTTAATTTTATATTTAACTGAAGGAGCTCCATTAATATTACCAGAACTTAAAATGACCATTCATCCTAAAAAAGGTCATTACTATATGTTTCCACCCAATGTACTACATGGTGTTGGTAAAGTTGAAGAAGAAACTAAAACAAGATATTGTTTAGTAACCAATCTTATAGAAGGAACCGATTGGAAGAAAAATAAATTAATTAAAGATATAAGTGATGCAAGAGAGAAAAAGTAGTATTAAAGACTTTATTGGTATTTATGATGGATATATTCCAGATGAAGCCTGTGATCAAGCAATAGAATTATTCAAAAAATATAACGAATTCAATAAGGTATTTTCAAGATTTACTTCAGAAGGAACAACACAAGATAAAAAAGACGATAAACAATTATTTTGTACTGGAGATGTTTTAACGGATGAAGAATTCAATGTTAATAAATTAAAATCATTAATGGTCAATTTTGATATGGCATTAAGACATTATTATACTGAAACCAATATTAAGAAATACACAGCAGAAGACATTATAACAGACCATGTTAAAATCCAAAAAACTATACCTTCCCAAGGTTATCATGTTTGGCATATAGAACATGCTGCAGAAAGAGATATGGCAAAAAGAGTTCTTGTATATTCCATATATTTAAATACCGTTGAAGATGGTGGTGAAACTGAATTTTTATATCAATCACAAAGAGTAAAACCAGTTAAAGGTAGAATTGTAATATGGCCAGCTGGATTTCCATATGTACATAGAGGCAATCCTCCATTAAGTGGAGAAAAATATATTGTTACTTCTTGGATTTCTTTTAAATAAGTAATTTACAAACGACGGAACAGGAAACATCTCAGGCTCGACTGGAAGTACCACTTTAACTTCAAACACTATTCCATCGCATTCTCACACTTTAGGGTTAACAAATGCTATGTGTATGGCTGGAGGGATGTTTAGTGGGTCAGGGGGAGCGGGGCAAGTTTCAAGTGGTAGTACCGGTGGAGGTCAATCTCACGACCATACATTGTCAGCTAACTTTAGCGGATCTGCTAATTCAGTATTACAACCATATTTAGTACTTATTTATATTATTAAGACTTAAGGTTATTGATTATTTAATTAAGGTCTAGGTCCAAGTCTCGTGATCTTTTCTTCTGAAGTTTCAGCTCTCTTAGTACCATCCGCCAATGTTATTTGAACATTGTTCTTGTCCCAAGAAACTTGGGCCTGGTAAGTTTGTTCAGTTAAATTGAATCTATCAATATATTTCTGTAAACTAGATACATCGGTAATAGGAACATTTCCTTTACCTGAAGATGTTTTATACTCAATTTCTTTTTGACCGTCTGAATGATACTGAATAGCATGAATATCGTTAGGAATAGATGCCCAGAATTCTGAATCATTATTAATAACATGACAACGTCTATTAGGATGTTGACACTCTATAGTCTCTAAATAAATAGCTTGATCGCTTGGTATAACTGTTAAATGCATAAATATCTCCTTGTCTATTAATAATATAGAAATCTACTTAAAAAGGCAAGTGGTAATTTTATAAGAATATTATGTCTTTATTATATAAATAAGTACTAAATAAGGTTGTAATACTGAATTAGCTGAACCTGAGAAGTTAGCTGATAAAGTATGGTCGTGTGATTGTCCACCTCCGGTACTAGTTGTAGTTGCACTACATCCACCTTGACCGGTGCCTAATACTTGCCCACCCCCACCCGCACACATACTTCTAGTAATACTATGAGTATGTGAAGCTATCTGTTGAGTAGTTAAAGTGGTACTTCCAGTCGAGCCTGAGATGTTTCCTGTTCCGTCGTTTGAAAGGTTAGGTCTTAATAATGTATATGAGAACTAAGTAAGGTTGTAATACTGAATTAGCTGAACCTGAAAAGTTAGCACTTAAAGTGTGATCATGAGATTGTCCGCCTCCTGTATTACTTGATGCACCAGAACCCGACGGAACTGCATTAAAGAGAGTAAGCATAGCATTTCCGCATCCCTGCGGGCCCGAGAAAGTATGTGAGTGAGAGGGGATCTGCTGAGTAGTTAAAGTGGTACTTCCAGTCGAGCCTGAGATGTTTCCTGTTGGCGTCACTGTATTTGCTCCGCCTGTTTGAGCCAAAGATTTTGTATTTGATTTATTTACAACTGTTCTATCTGTTAAATCAGGTAAATTAAATGAAGCACCTGATCCACCATATGTATATCCAATAACTGCAAATAATGCAGCATAAGTTGATGTTGAAACTGAAGCACCATTACATTCTAAAAATCCAGATGGAATTACAGCTGAACCCCAAGGAACAACTATTCCAGTATTGACACCTTCAATACCTGTTAAGTTTGCTCCATCAAAATCGTATCTTGTTGCTTCGTAATTTGCCATAATTATTTATCTCTGTAAGTCCAACCAACTGTTGCATCACCTGAATACACTAATGTAAATCCAGCGCCTTCAGTATTGATAACTAAGTTAGAAGCACTATTTGCTATATTACTAGAATTTCTTCCAATAGTCAAAGGTTTGGTATCAAAAGTATATCCAGCGTCAACAAAAGAAACAATATCTCCTGTAGCAGGAGAAGCTGGTAATGTTATTGTGAAAGAAGTAGTAGCTGTATTTGCTAATATTGCAGATCCTGGTTGAACAGTTGCAGATGCTGAAAGAGCTCTCCATGTTTGTTCCATTGAAATTAAATTTACATTTGTTCCATCAGCATAAAGTACATATCTATTTCCTTGTGCTAATTTAATTCCAGTTCCTGAAGTTGTTTTAAAAGTTAAAGTAAAAGTACCCATAGTAACTTGGTTATTTACTAAATAAGTTTTTTCAATTGAATCCGGTACAGTTACATTTACGTTTCCAGATAATGTTCCTGTTAAATTAATAACTGCATTTTTACCAGTAGATATGGCACCATCTGTAAATAAAAGAGTAAGACCTGTTGTTGCGTTAACTGCTAGTGATTGATAACCAGCGATTGCTTGTTGAATAACTACTAAATTTGTATTTGTAATTTGACCCCATACACCAGCTTCTGTACCAGTAGCTATTAGGGATAGTTTTAGGTCTGATGAATATGCTATAGTCATTTAAATCCTTATTTTGTTCTTATTAAAATATTTATCAGTTTTTGTCAATTAATACAACCCTTATATTTATGCTGCAACTTCTGTCCAATTTACAGATTGTCCAGTATTTACAGGAGCCCAAGCTCCTACATATAACTGACTAGTAATTCCTGTCAAGCCAAATCCAGTTACATTTGCAATCACATCTATTTTATTAGATATAGACCCTAAAGATAATGTAGCTAAATTAGTTGTTAAATTTACAGGTGTATTTAAATCTATAGATACAGAGTTTATAGATGTTGATAATAACTGACCAGTTACAATCCCAGCCACAGCTATATCTATATCTATTCCATTATTATTAAGTGTAGTAGTTAATTGTATTCCTGTTACTTCAGCATCTGGAGCAGGGTCTACTATACCTTCTGCTAATGTTAATAATTGTCCTGTTAATAAAGTATTTACGTCTATAATTGGCGTAACTGAATTTAAAGATATAGTTAATTGTTGACCTGTTAAAGAAAGGTTTGAATCTCCTGTAATAGATATAGGATTTAAAATTGTTGTTAATAGTTGTCCTGTTAATGCTACCGGAGTATCTAAATCAACTGTAGTGTTTCCTTCAAATGTACTTAATCCAATATTTTCACCCCAACCAAGTTGCCCCCAAGAATTTGATCCCCATGTTGTAGGTGTTCCAGGAGCTGTTACAGGAACATCTATTCCTGGAAATGCATTGACATTATTTAAAGTTAAATTTGCTAAATTAGTTGTAAGAGTTAAATTTGCTGTTCCGGTTAAAGAAACTGAATTTAAATTTGTGGATAAACTTTGTCCTATTAATAAAATAGAACCATCAATTGAAAATGAAACTGAATTTAAAGAAGTTATTAAATTTTGACCTGTAACTGCAACCGTTGGACTTGCTGTATTAGTTCCCCAACCGGTTAATCCCCAAGAATATGCACCCCATCCATCATTTACTTCTGCTATAGTTGAAACAGAATTTAAAGAAGATGTTAAAGATTGTCCTGTTGTAAATACAATTATATTTTCAGCACCTGTACCAAATTCACCTATGCTCCAACCCTTTTCTCCCCAAGTTGAATTGGCCATGCCAGAATACTCCTACTAAGCTATTCTTATGATAGCCGATGTATTAGTGAAAGCTGGGAATTGGATAGTGAATGTTCCTGAAGTAGCTGTTTTATCAGTCGTAAAGTTTAATACTGCAACTGCAGAATTACTAAACGATGTATTATATATCAAGCAACCTCTTGCAGTTAATGTAACGTTCTGAAAAGATAAATCAGCAAAACTTGTGAAAGCAGTTGTTGATACAACCGATGTTCCAGAATTTACTAAAGCTTTTCCACCTGATGTATAATTAGTTCCAGAAGAACTAACTTGTCCAGCAGTTGTAAATGAAGTTGTTGCTGCACCTAATGTTGCAGTTGATACATAAAGAGCTAACTTAAATTTATCACCACCAGCACCTAGCGTTGAAAAATCTTGATCACCATCTAATAGTTGTTTTTTAAAACTATTTGGTAACGCTTGTGTAATAGCCATATTTTTTTCTCCTTATTGTGGTTTACGAGCTATACGAGGTTCTCCATCGAGAAACTCATCAGTTCGTCTTCTTCCCATTTGTTCTAATGAGAATCCTTCGATAGCTTGCTTATATCTATTTTCATAATATTGCAACATATCATTTGGACCCTTCAA